CGCTATCGGAACGCACCGCCGTACAACGATCCCACAAACGCAAGACAGTAGCAGATAAAGAAACGAAATAGTCAACCAACCATGCCACGAACAATAAACACCGCGATTGAATCCGTCCCCCTCGCCGCGCTGAAACCGCATCATCGAAACGTCAATCAGGGCGACTTCGGCGCGATAGCCGAAAGCATAGAATCAAATGGCTTCTTCGGGACGCTCGTCGCCAACCGCCGCACGGGGCGTATTCTGGTAGGCAACCACCGTTACCACGTCGCAAAAGCGCAGGGTTTCGCGGAGGTGCCGGTGGCGTGGGTTGACGTTTCGGACGAGGAGGAACTGCGGATACTGCTCGCCGATAATCGAACCGCGCGCCTCGGTTCGGATAACGAAGCCGCCCTTGCGGAACTGCTTAGCGAACTGATCGCCACCGATGTCGGCTTAATCGGAACCGGGTTTGACGGCGATGATCTGGATAGGCTGATCGCCGACCTTGCCGACGCCGCGCCCGGCGCGGGCGACGGGGACGGCGAGGATAAGAAGGCGGTGGCGCGGCAGACCCTCGCCGAGCGGTTCATCGTGCCGCCGTTCAGCGTCTTAGACGCGCGGCAGGGCTACTGGCAGGATCGCAAGCGCACGTGGCTATCGCTGGGCATAAAGAGCGAACTGGGGCGCGGGGAGGCGACCCTCGGCAGTGACGGCAAGACGCGGCGCGGTGACGGCAAGGGAAAAAACTTCGCGCGCACAGTCGGGCAAGACCTGATGCGCGGCGAACATATTGTGGGTGATAACGAAGCGGCACCGCCCCCACCGCCGCCCGGCGTCGCTTTGAACGATTTGGGCGGCGGTGGGGGCGGTGCCTACCTACACAAAGGCGCGGACGGGTTTCAGCATAAGCGCACTGGCAACGGCTTGCTCGGAGAATCCGAGCAAGCCCGGTCGGGATACGCAGCGCAGCGGCTCACGTGGGTCGCGGGCGACCGCGACGAGGATGATATAGACGACGTGAGCCGTAAGAATCTTATGGCTCAACCGCAGAGCGGAACGAGCATCTTTGACCCGGTGCTGTGCGAGATCGCCTACCGGTGGTTTTGCACGCCCGGCGGCGCGGTTCTTGACCCGTTCGCTGGCGGATCGGTGCGCGGGATAGTCGCGGCACTGCTCGGCTATCATTACACCGGGATCGAACTGCGCCCGGAGCAGGTAGTGGCGAACCAATCGCAAGCCCCCGCCCTTCTCGAAGGCGCGGCATCGGCGGTGCCTCCGTGCTGGATTACCGGCGATAGCAGCAACGTTGCCACGCTCGCCCCCGGCGCGTATGATCTGGTATTCACCTGCCCGCCTTATGCCGACCTCGAAGTATACAGCGATGACCCCGCAGACCTATCCACGATGCCCTATGAGGCGTTCCTCACCGCGTACCGGCATATTATCGCTGAGGCTATCGCGCTTCTGAAACCGGATCGCTTCGCCGTGTTCGTCGTCGGCGATCTGCGCGACGCGAAAGGCTTCTATCGGAACTTTGTTTCTGATACCATAGCAGCGGCGCAGGACGCGGGCGCGCTGCTCTACAACGAGGCGATACTGGTAACAATGCTCGGTTCGCTGCCGATCCGTACCGGGAGACAGTTCGCGATCGGGCGCAAACTGGGAAAGACGCATCAGAACGTTCTCGTGTTTTTCAAGGGCGACCCGGCGACGATAAAAGCCGCCTACCCGGAAATCCAGATAGGCGGCTTAGAAGAAGCGGAGGAGGGTGGCGAAGGTTAGCGCATCAGCCCGGTAGCGGAAACGCCCTTCCAACGCATACCCGCCGCCTTCGCCTTCGCCGCGCCGTACTCGTTGATCGCTTTCGCGGCGCGGCAGGCGGCGGCTTTACATTCGTCATACGTCATCGCGCCCGCACAGAATCGAAGTTTCGCATCTTCGAGTTCGGCGCGCAACGCCTTAACAGTCTCGGCGGTCGGGGTGGTTGTAGCAGTGGCAGGCATTTTCGGTTTCCTTCTGAGGGGAGTATACCCATTTTGTTGCCACATGGCAAGTATTTTTCGAGAATAAAACGAGGTATTTTCTATGGACACAAACGCACCGAAAACATCGGGGCAGTTCCTTCGCTGCCCTGCCTGCGGCGATACCGTCCGCGGCTATACGCGCGAGGGCGGCGTCCTCGTATACCGCTACAATCGCGCCTACAATACAATTACGCTCGGCACGATTACTTGCCACTGTGGAACCGTACTCGTTATCGTCGGGGGCACCGTTGCGGAGTACGCCGACCCGGAACGAATCGCGGCGATTCTTCCGAACCGCTGCCAGAATAAGGAATAGAACCATGCCACGAAACACAAAACGAACCCCCGAAACCGAAAAGAAATTACTCGACGCCCTGCGCGGCGGGAACACCCGGCGCGCTGCCTGTATCTATGCCGGGATAAGTGAAACGACATTCGCCACATGGTTGGAGCGTTTCAGCGATTTCCGGGAACTCGTCACGCACGCGGAGGCGCAGGTAGAGGTGCGGAACGTGGCGATACTGCAAAAGGCGGCGGCTGGGTACGAAACGACCGAGACGCGCACGGCGGATCGCTACTTTATGAAAATGACGAAGGTAACGCTGCCGGACGGGACGGTACGGGAGGAGACCGCGCCGGTGAAGGTGACGGAGGTAACGACGATAGTACGCCACGAAGCGGATTGGCGACCGGGGTTAGAATGGCTGAAACGGCGACGCCCGGCGGACTGGGGCGACAAAATGACGCAGGAACATATCGGGGCGAATGGTGGCGCGATCCTGATAACCGAGGTGGTTGTCGAGAAGCCGGCACTCGCTGCGCTGCCAGCGGTCGAGGGATAGCCTGTGCCGCTGTACCGGATCACGGGCGGGAAACTTACCCTGTCGCTGCACGAGGGGCAAGCGGCTGCGTGGGACAGCGCGCGCCGCTTCGTGTTCGTCATCGCCGGAACCCAGAGCGGTAAAACTTCATTTGGCGGTTGGTGGCTATGGCGCGAGATTCAGCAGACCGCGAACCCGGACGGGGGAGACAACGATTACATAGCCGCCACCGCCACGTTCGACCTGTTCAAACTCAAAATGCTGCCCGAACTGCGCGCGATCTTTGAACGCGCACTGGGGATCGGGCGGTATTGGTCGGGCGACCGTATTATCGAACTATGCGACCCGGTGACGAAGCGGTTCTGGGCGAAGAAAGCCGACGATCCGATGTGGGGGCGCATCATCCTGCGATCCGCCGAGGCGGGTGGCGGCTTGGAATCAGCCTCGGCGCGCGCTGCGTGGCTTGATGAATGCGGGCAGGATTCGTTTACCGTGGAGACGTGGGAAGCCGTTCAGCGGCGGCTCGCCCTGTATCGGGGGCGGTGCCTCGGCACCACGACCCCGTACAATCTCGGCTGGCTAAAGGCGGAGATATACGACCGCTGGCGCGCGGGCAACCCCGATATAGCCGTGGTGCAGTTCCCCTCGTTCGTCAACCCTGCTATCAGCCGCGACGAGTACGACCGCGCGCAGGCGACGATGCCCGCGTGGCGGTTCGCAATGTTTTGGGACGGCGAACTATCCCGACCGGCGGGCATGATTTACGATTGTTGGGACGACCGCGAGAACGTGGCGCAGCCGTTCGCCGTGCCGCCCATGTGGGCGCGGCGCGTCGGCGTGGACTTCGGCGCGGTGAACACGGCTACGGTGTGGATGGCGCACGATCCGGCGGCGGATACCCACTACCTGTACGCCGAAACGCTCGGCGGCGGCAAGACCACCGCCGAACACGCCCGCGAATGGCTGGGCATGGGTGCCGGTACGAATGTTGTTTCGTTCGCCGGCGGCGCGGGCAGCGAGGATCAGCCGCGCCGCGACTTCAGGAACGCGGGTGTCACGATCCTGCGCCCGCCCGTCGCTGACGTGGAAGGCGGCATAGCGCGAGTGTACGCCCTGATAAAAACGCGGCGGCTAAAGGTGTTCGGAACCTGCAAGGGCATACTTGACGAGATCGGCTCCTACAAACGCAAACTATCACCGGACGGGCTGACTTTAGAGGAGATCGCCGACAAGCGCACGTTCCACCGGCTGGACGCGCTGCGCTACGTGGCGACGATCATAGACGCGCCGCAGGTTCGTTTCCGCGCCTACTGATGCGCGGCGTTTGCCGGGCGTTTGCATTCCGTGGCGGGGCGCGGTACAATCTCGGCAGGTGCGTGAACGGAATTTGCCTTCCGATCCGCACCGACCAATTTCATACCGGCAGGTCGTAGACCGCTAACAAACCCCAACCGGGGCGTTAGCGGTCTTTTGTTTTTCGGTTTGCAACGCTATGGGACTATTTTCAACGGTGCGCGGCTTATTCCGAAAGCGGGGCGATGATCGCCCCGCTGCACCGTCGCGCCGCCTCCCCGTGCCGGGGCAGCAGTTCCGCGATTCCACCGGCAGCGGCGCGGGGCTTGACCTGTGGAGCCAGATAACGTGGGGCAGGTTGAACGGCGACCGCTCCCCGGATTTCCTGCTTGCGGTCGGCGACATCGAAGATAACTCCGCCGTCGCCGCCTGCATCAACTGGATCGCCACAAACTGGACGCAAGCGCAGCCCGTCGTGTACGCGCCGACCGGCGACAACGGCGAACTCGAACTGATGAACCCGCCGCATCCGCTCGTTGCCCTGCTTCGCAACCCGTCCCCCTACTTCTCGGCGCGCACCTTCTGGCGGTCGGTGCTGCGCGATTACTACTCCTCCGGTGGGCGCGGCAACGCCTACGCTTTTATCGTCACGTCGGTGACGAACACGCCCGTCGAACTGCAATACCTGCCGTCGCGCACTATGCTGCCGGTGGGAAGCGCGACGGAGCAGGTAAGCGGCTATCAATACAAACCGGACGGGCGCGT